GTTTCTTTGCTCAGCTCATCCTGGTAGGCTTCTTCACCAGCCTGAATGTCTGCAGCAGCAGCGTCAGCCTGGCGCTGGTCTTCCTGCCTGCGCGCTTCTGCCTCAACAGCACCAGCCCTGGCAGAATTGGCTTCCTGAGCTGCAGCCTTTGCCTGGTCGCGCCTGGCCTTCAGGATGGCTGCAACCTGCGCCTGGACTTCAGGCAGGGCAGCTGCAGCGCCAGCTGAAAGGATAGGCGCACCAGCCCCACCACCAGCAGCGCCACCAGAAGCAGCTGCCTGCTGCGCAGCCCTTGCCCTGGCTTCAGCCAGAATCCTTGCCCCTTCAGGGTCAGACTCCAGGAATGTCCCCACAACTTCCCTTTTGGCAATTCGCGCCTTCTCCTGGTTTTCCTTCTTCCTTTTCTCAATCTCATTCTTCCTGATGAATTCAGCTTCTTCAGCTGTTATTCCTGAATCTTCAGCAAAGCCTTCAGCAGCTTCCCTGGCGCGCTCAAGCACAGGCAGAAGCTTCTGCGCCAGGTCTTTCCCAAGCACAGCAGTTGCGATTGCAAGCGCCTGGGTGTCAGACCCAGCCCCGGACATAGCCTGCCCCAATCGTTCAATCACCTGGATTGGGGTGACCAGCCCATTGGCTATGTCTTCAGCAGCAAAACCCAGGGCTTCCAGCATTTTGGTTGTGTCGGTTTCCGCGCCCCTGGACTGAGCCAGCAAGTCTTTCAATGACTTGTAAGCTTCAGCCATCTTCTCAACAGAAATCCCTGTGGCTGTGGCAGCATTGTTCAGGCGCTGGAATTCATCAGTGGTCACACCCAATTCAGCGCTTCTGTCAGTCAGTCCGCGCGCGTATTCCACTGCCTCAGCAACCTTCTTCTTGTATTCCTCCAGGGCATTTCCAATGGCGCTGATTCCCATTTGAACCAAAGCCATCGGGCCTGCTATGGACAGGAAGCTTTTGGCAACATCAGCCCCAAAGCCCTGAATCTTCTTCTGGACTGTCTCAACAGCCTTGGAAGCCTGGTCACGCGCGCTGATGTTGAAGCTTAGGTCATTTGCCATTTGAATCCCTTTCCTTTGCCAATTGGTCAATCAGGGCTTCATCATCAGTGGTCAGAATCTCCAGCTTCGCCCCATTGTGGATGCTGAAGATTGAGGCCAGCCAGACAGCCCTTGCTTCCGGCATCAGCAGCGCGTCTGGATAACTCACACCATTTTTCACCAGGGTTGCCAGGATGTTAAGCTGCCAGGGGATGGTTGACCCACCACCAGCCTTCCTGTCTGACCTTTCCCAGAATCTGGGGAAGTCCTTTGATGTGTCCAGGTGGCTGACCATAGCGCGACAGCCCAGCCTGAACAGCTCATCAGACCAGCCCAGGCGCAAGGCCAGCCATTTGTCGCGCAGGGTGGGCTTGTCAATCAGCTCATCCCCGCAGACCTTCAGGGCAATTATCAGGTCAGCAATCGTCAGGTCAGCGTCTTCCTTCAGGAAGGGTGACCCAATCCCATCCAGAAAAATCCTGTGCTTCAGGCACATTGGCTTCAGCCTGCGCCCCAGGATGACGCTGCTGGCAGGGGTCAGGAACGCATCAAAAAAGCGCTGGTCAGCCACACAGTCAGCCAACCAGCGCCTTTCAAATGTTCAACCTGGAATCAGGTGATTCCTTCGAAATCAACAGCTGTCACTGTCACGCGCATAAAACCGCGCGCTTCGCCCCGTTCCTCAATCTGGGTGATGTGGCCTGAGAAAGCAATTCCGTTGCCTGTGAAGGTCAGGTTGTCCCCGATTGCGCCAGCGTAGCTGGTAGGCACAAGCCCTTCAACAGTCAGGTTTGTGCGCTCATCATAATACTTCACCCCAATCACAACCCCGGTCTTGTCCACAACTTCATCAGCCCCAGCCCAGGACTTGCTGACAGAATAGCTTTGGACTGTCAGCCCTGTGACTGACCCGGAAATGCCGTGGATGTGGGCTGTGCCTTTGGTTGTAGCCATTGGGAATCTTTATGATGCACCCCAAGTCAAACAGGGCTTAGGCAAATTGTGACCCTGTAGGTGAAGCTTGAAGCCCAGCACCTGTCACCCCTGCCTTCATCCACTGATTCAAAGGCGCAGTCATAGCAGGTTGCATCCCCCAGGGTGGTGAAGGAAGCCTGCACACCAGGCACATTGTCCAGGGCAGCCATTACTTCCTGCAGGGCTGTCCTGTGCTGGGTGTTGTCCAGGGTGTCATCAATGTTATCAAACACCCCGATTGTGGCTGTGACCTGGTAATTGCCCAGACCCTGCACCGGGGCATCAGGTGGGGTCACAGCGTTGTTGGCAGTCACAATCACGCTGGGCAGCTCCAGGTCATCTTTTGCCAGACCCTTGAAGACCTTGTGGGTGTTCAGGGCGCTGATGCCATCCAGATAGGATGCCAGGGCTTCTTCAACAATCGTCAGGGGGAATTTAGCAGCCATAAAGAATCAGGTGGGTTTCTGGCCTGCGTTGGCCTTGTCTATTGCAGCGCGCAGTAAATGGTTCATTCTCCTGGTCATTTTCCCATAACGCACCCCAATAACATAGCGCCTTGTCCCGGCAAGATAGCCCACCCCAAAGATGTTTGCCAGGTCATTCCTGATTGTAATGGCATAGGTGTTTGCAGCAGCCCCAGGGATGATGTTGATGCTGACCCCGCCGTGACCCACCTGGTGGCGCGTTATCCAGACAGGCATCTTGCGCAGGCCAAATTGCTTGGGGATTCCATTGATGACAGGAAGGGGAATCTTTTTGATGGCTGTGACCCAGCCAGCCTTCATCCAGCCAACCTTCTGCTGGCGCTGCTTGATGTAGTCTTTGATGAGCTTGGCATCAGCAAAGCGCCAGCCATAGCCCTTCAGCTTCCCTTCAATGTCTTTGCCACCATTCTTCCTGATGCGTCCTTTGTAAAGCCTGCGCGCGTTGTCGTGCAGCAGCTTGATGGCTGAAACATTGTCCAGCAGCTGGTGATTCCTTGTGCCGTTCCATTTGCGCAGGACATTCCGGGCGCGCGCATAGGCGCGCTGCACATTGTTGTCCCTCCAGACCTTATCCAGAAAGCCTGTCCCCTTGGGGGGTTTGCCCATCTTCCATTTCAGGAATTTGTCAAAGGGGTTGCGCTTGGCATTGACAGCAGCTGCCAGGCTTTTGCTGTCTTCAGTCACCACCACCTTCACATCAGCAGCCACAGCAAATTCACCCCAGCGCCTGGCAACAGGCTTGTCACCCTTGCCACCACTTTCCCCATTCAGGGGCGGGGAATAGACCATCGCTTCCCTGGCTGTCAGGGCAGATTCTTCCTTCACGCAGTCAGCAACTGCCTGCTGCGTCCAGGTCTTAAATTCAGCAAATTTCTTGGCAAGCTCCTGCTGCAGCTTGCGGTCAATGGTCACATAAATGTCAGCCATTGTGTCAGCGCTGGTCAGCGTCCTGGCATTGGAGCTGATACCAGGCAGACCCAGGCTTGCTGGTCAGGGCTGTCACCCTGTAAGTCCTGCCATCAAAGGTCAGCTTCTTGCCAGGCTGGAAGCCAGCCTTGGCTGCTGTGGCTGCAGGGGTGGCAGGGACTTTGACCAGGATTGAAACCTGTTCCATCAGGCCACCTTCCACCAGCTGGGGGGTCACTGTCGGGTCACTGACCATCACGGAATAAGTCACCCCCTGGATGACCACTGATTGCCCGGACTCAGCGCAGATTGCCTGCGCGTCAGCCAGCATTTCTGCAGACAGGTTTGCGTCCATTTCACCTTTGCCAAAAAGACAAAAAAAGAGGGAAGCCTGGTGGCTTCCCCCTGTTCAGTCCTGGCTGTCAGCTCAGGCGCTGCAAATGCGATAAGCGCTTGTGCCGCGCGCCTTGGCGCATCCAAAACGCACTGTGGCTGTGTAGCGCACAATGCCGTCTGTTCCCTGCGCCTTCAGCACCTGGACGGAAAGGCCAGATTCATCATTGGCAGTGGAGACTTCACCGGGGAACATCGAGGAATTGGGCAGCGCCATAGCGACAGCAACAGCGTCAACACCCAGACCAACAGCAGCCAGGGCTTCACCATTGGCAGGAAGGTCAGTGAATTCAAACGCGCGAAGGCCAGCGATTGTGCCAAGCTCGCCCGACTGAACAACGCTGCCGAAACCGCCAGCAGATGTGAAGGGGGCTGTGAGGGTGGCAGACTTGCGAAGCGCGCCAGCATAGGCAGGATTAACAATCAGGGCGCGAGCGTCAGCAGCCTTGGCTGTGGAAAGCGCAGTGTTGATGTCCACCACATCATCATAACCGAAA